GAGTCTCCCCCACCGCCACCCATGCAAAGCATAGTTGGCATAAATGTTTTTAGTAGTAAGTTCCAAACTGACATTGTTACTCCTTTGTAAGTTTATTAAAATCTCTTGTCTTTACCTCATGGGGTTTATTAGGATTCGGATGAGAATGTGATCTCCCCCATGTTATTGTTGTGAGTGTCGGGAATCTCTTTTTGCCTATCCTCATCATTTCCCGTAAGGTCTTGAGTCCACCTTCAACCACTACCGCATCTAAGACATCGGCTCTTAGTCCATCTTCTGATACATTAAATCTAGCCATAGCCTTGTCACTTATTATTAAAGTCCTATATATCTTATGAGTTGAGAGCATCTTATCCACTTCGCTCTGCTCAGTTCCATAATCGGACTTGAAGTAATTGTATATTTTAGCTATTAGGTTATTAGAAGTGATGCCATGCTTCCAATAAGTAGCCCTATGCGTATTTCTCATTGTGAACCTTTATGTGACACTCTCGGCATAGAGTAATACCGTTGCCAAGTTCAAAGAGGGGTTCGTATTCAAGGATAGACTCTATAACATTACCATCATCATATATGTCTATAGCTTCTCTGTAGATATGCGAAAAGGGTTTTATGTGGTGAGCATTTAGCTCTCCTCCACGCCCTCCACATTCCTGACACCTATAACCATCTCTTGAGAATATTTGAATACGCCACTCTTTATATTTCTTACTAACTTTTATCCGCTTATAAATCGGAGTTAGGCGAGGTTGTCCGTTATTCCTGCGAGTCTTCGAAGCCTTTTCCGAACACTTCTGGCGATGCTCCTTGCTATAAATTCGTGCATTGTGACCCTTGATAAACCTCTGATTCCTTCTGCTTTTTTCTATAGGTTTAAAGGTTACAATCTTACCACAACCGCACTCGCAATATTTAGTAATGGTTTTATAGTGTTCAGGCTTCCCCTTATTTGCAGGTGTGGGGATAAAACTTCCACTCACAAAACGACCACTTTTATCTCGTTTGATTCTATTCATGTTATTAGAAGTGATGCCATCCAACCTATCAAGAGACCATTAAGAGCTTCCCAAGCCTTCCACGGTAGCCATTTCTCTCCCCATTTCTGGTTGCTGATATAAAATGTTAGTAGAAATATAAAAGGATAGATCGCTTGAAAGGTTGTAAAGCCTAGTGGTAGCAAGGCAAGAGCGTATAAACACCCTATCATAAACCTAAACCACCAGTCCTTACCGTCACCATAAGGCATACAGAAAGCTCCTACCAGAAGCCCTCCTGCCCCAAGTGACAGCCATATATTAGAACCATTCAGGATAGCCATACCTGCTATGACAGCAGGAAGGACAAACCTTCTAGCCCACTTAAACCCAGTCCCACCGATCATAAAGAGCAGACTGGATATAGGAAGTAATATAATATAGTTCCATTCGCCTAAGTTCATATTATCCTATCTTTACAAAGCTAAATACTCTGGGTGAATCAGTCCCATATTGTGTAGCTGTGTTAGTCCCGTGTTTCCATTGTACTTTTGCTGTTGTTTCTGTAGTGATAGTTGCGATCCAGTGGATAGATGTTGATACCCTACCTACAGGGTTTTCAGTGTTCATGCTATACCCACCATAAACCTGTTCTATAACATCAGTCCCGTCTATATCTAGGGCTAAAGATACAGTTGATGAACCGCTTTGATGAATTTTGATAGGAGCATTGAATGTAAATATATATGTTCCTGCACCAGTCAGGGTAAGCTCCATATCTGTCATGTCGGCATAAGAAGTGCCAGAGGTAGTAATATCAGAAGTGCCTGTAACCTGTAATGTCGTGGGGATACCTTTAACCGCACCTGCATTAGTAAGCTGTATCTCATCACCATCAGATTCTTCCCTGCAAAACAGTTCAGGCTGTCCACTGGTATCCTTAGTGTATAGCGACATAGCCCCTGCGGGAGTAGTTATTGCTGATCCTTCCTCTAGTATTAGAGCGTCAGCAGTTACTTCAGCTAAGTCTATATCACCGTCTGTGACAGCACTTGTAGCTACCTTATCAGCAGTAGTGATCTGTGCTAGTTTAGCGTCAGTGATAGTACCTACCGCTATCTTGTCAGCAGTTATAGCACTGTCTGATATGTCAGCAGTGTCTATAGAACTGATGGAAATGGACGCATTATTCACTATGTTATTTAACTTAGTGTGCGTTATGTTTGTCTCACCGTTTGTGAAGGTGTGACCAGTTGTTGAACTTATTGATGCCATGTTATTCCCCCATGTATTCGTCTTGGAAAGTTGCGACTGCTATACTGAATATCTTTATGTCACTATTAGCTTCGTCACATTCAACTTTAATCTCTATTTTTCTAAACTGTCCCAGTGAGTCTAAATGAAACTTCTGGCTTATAGGAACTGCTGAATCAAGATCAAACGGTAGTCCTGCTATCGGAATAGTTAGAACACTACGATCTAAGTCCATTGTTCCTAATACAGCCCATCCTGCATCATCTACCTGTGCGGATACGGTAAGAATACCCTCACCTGAGTCAGCCCTAATTTCACACTCCCCACCATACTTTGTCTGTTGCGGTAAGCCAAAGTCCATAGCTCTTGTAGCGATCTCAAAAGGTATAGATGCACTGTTATCATTCAGCACTGTATCATCCCAGAATCTATAACAAAGACCGTCTGCTCCTGCGTTACCGTAGTAAAGTCTTTCTTCACCAGAAATATAATACTTACACCATTGAGCTACATTAAGACCTTCAAATATAGACCATGATGGGTAAGCATCTTTAGCTCCCACTTGGTTAATAAACTGTGGATACCCCACCATAACTCTGTTGTTATACTGGGAAGCACCCGTAGGATACGCCATTAAGAACATACCTTTGAAGTATGTACATACAACCTTATCCATGTAAGACCAGTTGACAGCATCTATCTCATCTTTGATGAGGAATGTAAGAGCGTTAGATGATCCTGCTCTGGCTCTGTCCAACTGTGATTTAACAACAGACCTTATACCATCGGCAGACATGAACCATACATCGTCACCTACCTGAGTACAGGCGTGTCTTCCAACACAACCTACATTAAGGTCTAGTGGTTCTATGACTGAGCTACCTATAGTGGTAGTATTTATGTTAAGCAACCATGATGAGCTTTCTTTAAAAACCACTATCATGTTTGCACCATTTATTCTAACTGGGTAGATAGCTTTAATCGCTCCCCCACCTACAAACCTGAAAGCGTTAGAAGTCCTATCCCAAGCTCTAGAATAGTCAGAACTGTAAGCGTCTGAGTAGTAGAGTAGGTCATCGTCTGCTATCCACCAACGATTCATAAAGAAGATAGATATGTTACTTAACGGTGGATTTATGTTAGTGTTTGTGTATGTCCATGTTCCTGTTGCATCATCAGATACCCATGTGTCGGTGATCTCAAAGGTGTTAGTATCACTGTTAGCTATAGTAAAAGTTCCGTTATAGTTTGTCGTTCCCGTAATGGTCACTGAATACCCATCAGATAGTCCGTGACTTGCAGAAGTTACTGTTACCTGTCCACCACCCGCATCGGCAAATGCTGTGATAGCACCGTCTATAACATTAAGATCATCTGCTGTCCCTGCTACATTTATCCTAAACCAGTTACCAGAACTTCTAGCAAAGAAGACATCTCCTTCTCCACTCTCTCCACCTACTGTGATCTCATAGTCTGTACCACTAGCAAAGTCAGCTTTCACTGATGAGAAACTACCTGAACCAGTCCATTTACTTACAGTTGTACCTTGAGCAACTAGCATCTGGTCTGTTCCACCAGATACCTGCATGAGTCCCATACCTGCTATAGCTACGCTCCCTAAGTCGCTTCCTATAAGGGATGTTCCATAACGCTTCCCAGTATGACCCTGAACCAGTAGATCAGCGTTCACTAGGCTAGTTCCCATATTCTCCGCAAGGTTCTGATCCCGCATACGGGTATTCTCTCCACCTACGAATGAAGACAAATATCCATATAGCATCGGATCATCCTTAACGGGTATCATTTCCGATCTAAGTCGTCTTCTTGCCATTAATAACACTCCCTTTCAGGATATACAGCAGGTATAAATTGATGTATCTGGTTATATTGTGCAACCTCTGACTGAATCCTCCTTTGTAAAGCATCCTCATATCTGGATTCGTAGTATGAGCTTTTCTGTAACTGTCTCTTGTAAGCCCATGCGTCAGCTATAGAACCTATCTCCATGATCCATTCAATGTCTCTTATAGCTACAGTGTCACTATCAGCAGTCATTTCCGTAACCCTTTTTTTATAAGGCATCAAGTAAACTATTGCCCTTGAGGGAACTTCATTAAAATATATTCTGCTGTTCTCTCGACTTATGTAATAACCTGTAGGGTCTGCTTCTCCTGTCGGATCAGCGTCACCATCTGTAAAGTTACTAGCGTTCATCTGTAAGTATTCTTGTTGTGTCATTCTAACAAGACTCTCACCGTTAGTAGTGTCAACAACATTAAACTCAGAATCGAAGTCAGAAGGCAGAGCTATATATCTCACACTTGCGGTAGATGTAAGTGTGTAATCAGGCTCAGTCATAACAGACCAGTCAAGTCTGTTAGCTATGTCAAAATATCGGTTATTAAGATAAGTATTTATAAAGGTCTTGGTAGTGTCACCAGTATCCCCTATAGTCCTACCGACATTGGTTGCCATTGTGTTAAAGTCTCTAGCCATTATTACTCCTTATGTATAATATGTTCGTATTTCTCTAAAATACGCTGTAAGATTCTTTCATTTACCAATACTGTCTTGTTTAAAGCCCCAAAGAAAAAAGTAAAAGCCAAGATGTTTATAATGATGATGACGATAGAACCAGTGATAGCCATACGCCATCCCCTACCTTGAGCTATGTGATCTGCGAACCTATCCATAGACCCATTAATCCTCATGCTTAGAGACTTGAGTTCTACCTTAGTCTCAGCTACATCTGTAGCCATATTTAATATTCGGTCTTCAAACTTACAGGGTTCGTGTGTCATTTGTATTCTGCTTTCGTTCTGTTCTTCCATGATGTTCCTATAGCGATAGTTTTAGAGACAGGTTTACCACCTGCATAAACCCATTTCTCTATAAACCAACCGTTAGAACCTTCGCTAACACCCCTGTCAGTGTATCCATGATATTCAGTCTTACCTAACGCAGAACGATCCCATCGTTCCTGTAGGTTCATAGGAGTCTGCGTAACTCTCTTTGCAAATACCTCGCTGTCGTGTTCCCTGCTCTCAGCTTGTGATACTTTGCTATTGCCTATTAATTCTTTCATGCTCTGTCCTTTGTTGTTCTAATGCTTTAATATGTTTGGTCAGCCTTACCCATTTTAATACATGGTTATATCGTCTAACACCCGCATTAGGAGTGCCTATTCTGTTCTCTATATTTCTGAGTTCATCTAGAACGCTATACATACCTTTCTCTTGTCCCGCTAAAAATCCGTATATCTCCATCATGTTATCCTGAACTTCACCGTCTAACCTGTCTGTTCCTTGCAGTTCAAAATGATCCATCAGTGGAGACATCTGTAATATCGGAGGAACTTCTGCTGTTCCTTCTGCTGTTACTGGTTGTTGTATCTGTATATCTTCTACTATGTTTTCTTCAAAGGGCATATCATCACCTCAAGTGCGCGAACCATGAGTCTTGGCTTCCCTCATGCTTCTGGTTAAATAATTCTCTATTCTTTATGTAATTTTGGGAATGGTTCAGTAGGTCTATATCTACTGTCTGTCTGGCATGATGAAGAACATTAAGCTTACAGTTCTTTAGTATCTTTGCTCCGTCTGCTCTTGTTCTTAGCCAGTAATCGGCATCCTCAAATGAATTTACAAACTGTTCGTCCAGATCACCTATGTCAAAGAATGACTCCTCATGTATAACCCAGAACCCCCCGAAGAAGTCTTCTCTGATCTCATCAAACTCTGGTTTGTTTTCCTCACTGGACTGTAGCGTAGCTATTGCACAATTATCATCCGACTCGAAGGTTTCTTCTATGGCTTCTTCCCATCCTTCAGGTAACTCTAAGTCGTTGTTACATATAACCAGATATTCACCACTCGCTACTCTCGTTCCAAGATTTACAGCCCTTGCGAAAGGTGTCTGGTCTTGTAGGCGTATGAGTATATCTGCACCTTCAACTTCATACTCCCCACTTTCAACCATGATGATCTCATATTCTTGTTTGGTAGTCTTATGTATAGACGCTATACACTTGTTAGCTAGTGCTACCAGTCGTGCATTAATCAGGTATGACGGTATTATTATTGACCACTTCATTTGTGTAATACTCCTATTAAGTCTTCAAATGTTTCTAACTTCAAATCTTGATTCGAAGCCCAGACCCCATCATGGTCGTAGGCTTTTGGTTTCTTAGGCTTACCGTGATCTGAGAAGATGATATAGTTATCTGGTTTGAACTCATCTAATAGCTTGTTGGTAAACCATAGACACTGTTCCCACATCACTCCATCATCAGCATTACCGAGTTTATGGTAGCCCCTGTTAACTGAATCATACTCCATGAAGACTGTATCTACTTCAGGTGTCTTTTTGAGTATGTCTGTCTTGATTTTATACTCTACAGCAGGATCATATATCCCTTTGTTCCATGAATCGTTTAGTATCTTGAAGTCTTCTTCTAAACCTTCAGTGAACATCCTGCCATGTTTCTCATAGTGCGGACTGCACTTTGGCATATCTGGGTTAGGAAACCCTACTATCCCCCACCCTTTTAGATCGTCTGGTAGTGGATATAACCACGGTAATCCTAACAGTCCCCATGTGCCTTTGTTAAAGAGCGTCTTTTCAAATCCATTAAGTAGTGGGTCTGCTGTCTCCCAGTAACAATATTCGTCCCATATTCGCCCTATGTAGAGACTTATCATACTGGTAAGGGTGCAAGACCAGTTCTGTCCACAAGTAGCGGGACAACGCAGTTTCCCGTGATATGGGAAATTAAACTCTTTTCTTAGTTGTATGTCAGGAGCTACTGCATCCCAACATAGTATTAAGTTCTTCATTTATACCACCTTACAGCAAGAGATAATGGTGTAGGATATTGCTTATCCTTGAAAGGTATGTCTTCTATTCTTGAGAAACCATGCTCTTTCGCTAACCACTCAATACGCTTCTTAGTGAAACCTTGCTTATGAAACATCCCCTGTAATATGTCAGCCCCGTAATGTTCTTCATCCCACGGTCTGTAATACTGTCCCCAGATGTCATACATTAGAGGGTCTGTAAGGTCTTCTTCTACGATCTTCTTGGCTATTTCTAAGATGTCTGGACATTCGGTATGTAAGAAACCTTCAGGCTTCAATACTCTCTGCCACTCTCTTAAACCTATCTCCAACTCCTTAAAGTCTAAGTGTTCGATAACCTCTATCATTAGAATCTCATCTACTGATTCATCATCGAACTCTGCCAGATCAAGCATATCTCCCTGTATAACTCCACTACAACGGGTGTCAAACTTATCTATGTTGATATACCCTTTCCTTACATCCTGTCCGCATCCTAAATGGAGACGGACAATAGTTCCGTCTCGTTTCTTTTCTGTGCTTTGCATTTATCCTCCAACATTCTCCTTGCCACTGCGTTATACCACGGTAACTTCCTTCCGTGATATATTTGAAGTGACCTATACATTAAGGCAGTTTCAGCTTCTTCTTTCTTGAGAACCATATAAGGTAATAAAGTTTTCAAAACAAGCTCTGCGTGATTACTCCAATATACCAACTGCCAACAAACCTTCTTAGCTGTTGTGTTTTTCCTCCTATACTTCTTGCTTTTTGCACCTAGACCAGTAAAATAGTTCTGGAATATCTCCAAAGCATCTAATCTGGTGTTCGTTACAACAACTCTGAGTCCACTCTTGTTCAGATTGACACACCCTTCTCCATCAAAGAATCCACCCATCCAAGATAAAAGATTATCGTCTTTCAAATGCAACTTAATAGTATCCATATTGCTAAATGTCCTGCCCTGTCTGCTAATCGGTTTTCATTATGTAACTGCCACTTATCTATAATAAAATGACTAAGCGATACCATCATAAACAACGCTATATCCTGCGTTATAAGGTATATCAAACCTCCGTCTATAAGGGCGTGTTGAACGAGATATAACATATTGCTTTTCTTCTCAGTCTTCAGCCATGACGGTTGAAAGAAATCCGTTATGTGGTATGAAGTCATTAACTTCAGGAATAAATCAATATTCATCTTTTATCTTCTTGATAATCTCCGATGTGCTTATACCTTCGTGATAAGGTATAGCGATGGTAGGTTTGTCGTGAAACTTCATATATTCTTCGCCTAGTATTACATCCCAGTCGTCTCCTCTTGCTAAGACATCTGGTTCTAAATATCTAAGAGCATCTGTAGGGTCTTTGTCGTCTAACATCCATACATTATCTACAAACGCACAAGCCTGTAATACATCCCTGCGATCTGCATAATCCATTACTGGCGGTCTCTTAAAATCTTCTGCTACTTTGTCTGTGTATAAACCAACTATCAGCCTGTCACCATAACTCTTACACTTCTCTAAGAGTTTCACATGACCTGCATGAAAGAGATCAAATACACCATAAGTAAATACTATCTTCATAAAAACTCCTCTGGTGGTGGGTCTTTTACTACGGAATGATACTGCGGTGGGTTCATTGGATGAAAGTCTTTAGTGTCTGGTGTCCATTTCTCCCAGACTTCTTCATACCAATTAGGTGTTATTTGCGGTGCGTGAGAGAAGTTGTCAAGCTTTCGCCTAACTTCTTCATCACCTCGTACCCAACTGTAATGATACAAAGTAATATCAGCAGGAAGATACCCGAAGTTACTTGTAACTGAACGAATATCTCTGAACTGCGTTTTTTTAGGATCGACAACAATGATCGGTTTGTAGTCTTCACGGGGTTCAACCCTCCATTCAGAACTCTTAAAGTAGGTGTTCATTTTAGATACTGCGAAGGCAGGGTAGTCCCCTTGTCCTTCCACAAATCGTCTAAGTGCGATGTGGTCTTCTCTGGTAAGGAACTCGTCTGGTGCAAGAAATAAGACATAATCAAAGCCTTTAAGCACATTAAGACCGACATTAAGCATAGGATCATCTTGTGACCATACACCTTTAATAACTTCAGCACCCATTTCCTCTGCGATTTCTTCCGTTCTATCCTTCGGATACTCTTTCCCATAAAACGGTTTCTCTGACAACATGACGAGGTTTGTTTCATAACCACCATCCTTTCTGTTCTGCAACGCTTGTCTGATGCGTTTTTCTTCGTTATAACAAATGGTTATCGTAGCCCAGTTCATCTATATCTTGCTCCTTCCTTCTCTGGAAACCATAAAGCCCTTTGTAACCGCTCCTTATCCCACTTGTTTAACCCGTCCAAATACTTGTCGCACGGGAACTCTCCCTTCTTGTGGTAGGTAGCCTTGCTGTGATCTTGAGGGGTAGCTGTGTAATCATCCCTCAACAGCCTTCCAATATTTCTTGTTAGTAACTCGTAACAGGCTTTGCAACACTTCTTATATGCTGTGTATGCTGTCTCCTCTACTTCATCTTGAACCTGTATCTTATCGATGATGCAACCATCATCTATTCCGTCTGTCATTTCGTGTAAGGTTACACCTATCGGATCACCATTCCATATAGCCCAGTTGATAGGTAAACATCCACGGTTAAGGGGTAACATACTAAAATGAAAGTTATAGGCTTTCTTGTATTGCGATAAGTCCTGTTCGCTAAACAACTTATCGTATTGTATAGAGATCAGAAAATCAGCAGGGGTTGTTCTAAACTTCTCTCCCCTCCGTAATACATCAGTTATCTCTACGCCCGTCTTTGCTAAGTAGTTCAGACACCGCTCTCCGATGTCTCCCCCTATTGCCAGAAATATACTCTGTGTGTCCATAGCATTTGTCACATTTCTCTCCTCTGTTTCTACAGTCAAACTTCATGCAAAACCCCATGCTATAATTACCTCTACTCTTTATACCCATGATAAATGTGCATCCTCTAGTCTTTGAAAGTCTATGTTTCTCATAGGACAGTCATAGTAAGCACACTTCTTAGGGTCTATACAGCTTATGGCTTTCTTGTGCTGTTCGCTCCCCCAGAGTTCGCTTAACAGACCGTCTCCTATCTTCATCTGAGGTTGATGATGGAAGAAGGGGCAAAGGTGCAAAGACCCGTCATAGTTGATTACTACTTTTAAGGGTGTCAACTTACACGCTTCTCCTGCCCTTGCCCTGTCGTCCATTAGTGAAAGCTTGTGATGCCTTACATATTTGACTTGGCAGTAATCCACCCCTAAGTCTCTGCAAAGCTTCTTACAAGCTTCCCTATCCGTCCACCATTTAGATAACATGAACTTTATCCCTATGGTGGTCTTACTCTTGTTCTGAACCAGTGTAGCTATGTTTCCTAGTATCTTATCGAAACATTCTGGATCAGAAGGAACTTTGATCTCGTTGAATATCTCTTTGTTCGGAACATCCAGACTTATCCTTATCCAGTCAGCCAGTAGAAGTTCATCTATGTAGATCGTCCCGTTTGTGAGTATGCCAACGCCTAGCCCTTTCCCTTTTGCGTATGTTATAAATTTCCCCATCAAAGGGTTTAAGAGAGGTTCTCCTCCCCCCTCGAAAGCTACGGACTCTACGCCAAAGAGCTTTAAGTCGTCTATAACAGATTTGTAAGTATCCCATGACATCTGCCCTCCATCATGTATGCTCTCGGAGTGGCAATAAACGCAGTGAAGATTACACCTCTCACTGGGGAATATTGTCGCTGAGAGAGGAATTGGTGTTTTCCCCTTCAGGCACTTCTTAACATCTTCGTATCTGTATGCCAGTTTCAAGTATAGATTCTTCATAGAATATCCTTACTCCAATTCTGGGTTACATTCTCCCATGAGTATTTCTTTAGAATCTTATCTGCACACTTCTGATCCGTAGGATGATTAAGTTCGTAGATGATGTTCTCTACCCACTTATCCATTACTTTCTTATCATTCGTGTTACCCTTGATCTTGATGCCATACTCATTCGTTTCGTTCAATGCACCGTAGTTAGTAGTAAGAGCTAAACAGTTACTTGCCTGTGCTTTTAATACACTGATGCAGTTGATTTCTTCAAAGTTACATGGGTAAGCAAATATACGACATCGAGCCATTTCTTTTGCAAGCTTCTTATGCCCGATTCTTCCATACCATTTGATACCATGCTGTTTCATCTTCTCTACCATTTCAGCTTTCCAAGCCTGCATTTCTTTATTCTCTTTGAACCTCTTATCAAATGTCCCCCATCCGTAGTAGATATGAAGTTCGGCTTCAGGACAGCCTTCTTTTATGTCTTCCCATCTATCAAGTAGATGTTCTAAACCCCTGTCAGGGCTTGAGGTATAGCACATCCTGAAGTCTTGCTTTAGAGCATCTGGCTTAAACTGTTCAGGAACTATACCGTTAGTAGAGACATATAGCTTGTCCTCTGGTACTGTTGGTAGTAATGATTTGTGATATTGAGAAAGAACAATGATGTGATCTATTTCTTTTAACTCTTTTTCGTTAAACTCGTTCTGTGCGGGAACATCATGTAGCCATACAATCTTCTTTTTAGCTTTGAGGTTGTAGTGTCTGAATAGTGATCCTCTCCAACATATAAGGGTGTTGAATACATCTACTGGATTAAAGTTATACCAGTTTTTGTAAACTACTCCGTTATACTCCCCTTCTAAATTTCCACAAGAGTTGAAGACGGTTACTTCGTAACCTTGCTTCACTAACTCCCGACTCGCATACACTACTGCTTCTTCCGATCCACCTATTCCTGTTATTACTGATGGGTCTGCCCAGTCTTCCCATGCTTCCCCACAATATATAACGATGCTTTTTTCGTTCCATTTATGCGGTTTCGATAAGGCGTTCCTCAACTTGATAAACCTATCGTCACTTGCTAAGTTAGCAGGTATTATTGACGGGAGGTTAAACGCTGTCTCCTTATCATTCTCCTCTAAGTAAGTCTTCATCCAGACCATGTTTTGCAGATACTTCTTCTCTGTGTAAACCTTCTCGATGAAATCGTATTGTTTAAGCACCGACTCGTTCTTAGGTGCAATAGTCTTTGCTGATGTTATGGTGTTAAACGCTTTGTCTATCTCACCGTCATTAAGATAAGCGTGTGATAGAAATACAAGCGGTCTGAAAGTATAGTTACTGGTTCTTACAGAAGGTATGCCAAACTTAGGCTTCTTTTTCTGTAATCCTACCAGTGTCCACTGCTCGACTCCCTTCCAGTCCTTCTCGTAGAACTTGACTTCCGCTAAGGCGAGGTATGCGTCTGGGAAGTCCGACCTTATATCCATAGCTTCGTATAGACAGCCTATGGCACTCTTGTAATCCTCTAAATGCTGATAAGCCCTTGCCATAACTACCCATGAATTATAAACATCCTCCTTCCAACCACTTTTCTCTATGTGCTTATTAAAGAATGGGATACAGTCTTTGTATCCACCCATACCATATAGTGTCATAGCTATATAAGAGAGTATTCTAGGGTCTGTCTTATCCCCGTCTTTCTTATATTCTTGTAGTAGTAGCTGAAGGTTGCGACTCGCTGACTCGTCTTGCCTTTCTTCTGTAGGTCTATGGATCAACGCAACTTCATCTGTGGAGCTTATCTCAAACTTCCTATTCTCTTTTGCTATCAGGTTTTCATGGACTACACCTTTCCATTCAAAAGTGCCATCGTTACGCATTAGTCTTTCTTTCCAATGCTCCACACCTTCTTTAAGGTCGTAGTAGTAATACATCCAAACCAAGTCGATATTACCTAAGTTAGCTTTCTCTGCTATCTCCCTGATCTTCTCTGGATGATCTATATCATCATCGCAGTCCATGTAGAAAATCCAGTCAGTCCCTAAGTGGCTGTAGTTAAAGTTCCTTGCCTTAGAGAAATCGTTACACCATTCGAAGTAATTGACATAGACTTTATCCTTCAGCTTGTCAAACTTCTTAATGGCTTCCCATTCTTTCTTGTTCGTTACGGTAACGCATATCTTGTCAAAGTATTTACCGTAATTCTTTAGTATCCTGTAAACATCTTCAACTTCATCCTTGCAAATAATACCTAACCCTACTGTCGTCTTCTTCATATTAAATCCTCTCAGGTCTGCAAAATTCAGGGAATCTCCTCATAAATTCGTGCATATCTTTCTTCCCTTTGACCCTATCGTTTTCTTCAGTAAAAAATCTTCCGCCATTATCTCTCTCATACTTCTCTAACGCCTTCAATAACACATCAGGTAATGTAAGAGCGAACCTCATATTGCCACTCTTGGTTTGTGCGAGGTTGTTATCGAATGAATCCTTCTTCTCTTTAATTGCCTGACATACGCCCATTGTTTCTTTATATATCTCTGGGTCTTTTAGTAGTGTGTTGATGTAAGCTCTGTAAGCTACCATCTTGTCCGTTGTCTGCGAGAACGCCATCTTCTTCTCCTTCGTGGTTCTGGGGGGCTTTATAGCCCCCCTTCCCCGTATTGGTTAAAGCAACTGTGCTAGAAGCGTAACAGCCTTTTCGTGCCTACATTCAAGCGTAAGCTCTCCGACTATCGCACCCCTTGTGCTATCATTGATCTTCGCCAATGATATGTGCTTTGGTTTCCTGAGATATGCAGTGCTTAGATAATCAGGATCAACCATAACCAGATCGTAGTTAGTGTCGCCAGATACAGTGATATATCTGTGCCTAAATATTTTCTGGATACCATTCGTTCCTTCATACACATCAACTGCACGAACAAGTCTGCGGTCTTCTGCATCGATGTTCTTGGTTGAACCTGCTGTCCACTCATCGATCCTTCTCTTGAGTACACGACCAACATAAACTTCCTTCATGTTTGTCCCGTTGTCCCAAGCTAAGTCCAACCAGTCAAGCATGATCGCTTCGGAAAGTGATGTGCCAGAGCTAGTTGTTTTGAGAGTAGAAGCAAACGCTTTAAGACCCTTCATAGAACGGGCTGTAGTACCTGCACCACAAACCAGTGTTCCACGCATAAGAGCATATTCAGCGTCATTTCCCCATTCTTTCATCGCCTTATTCATTTCGTAGGCATACCTATCGCTCATACCTGCGGAATCACTTGCACGATCTGATTCAGAAACAGCTACAGCTTTAGTAACGATCTGTGTGTAGTTTCTGTCTCTTGATGGGTTCGTTCTTGTTGCACCTTCAAGTGTTACACCCTCTATCTGTGCGTTTGCACCGACAGTACCGAGTGTATCATTTAACCATGTGTGAATAACTTGGTTAGCCTTGCCTTGTTTCAAACCACTTAGAAGCTGAGTCTCAGTGGGATCGACATTAGCGATAAGGTCTAACAAGTCTTCTTTGATGGCTAGGTTGTCATAACTATATGTAAAAGTATCAGCCATTAGAATAACTCCTTAACCGCTACTCCTCAAACTTTGGTATCATGCCTGAAGCCTTCAGGTAGTCTGTAAAGTTCCCCGAACGCATAGACTTTTCCTTCAGTTGTTGGAGTTGCTTCAGTTTGACTTCCGACTTGGGTGATGCACTCGATCCCCCTTCAGTCAGTTGTCCTTTTTGTAACTTCTTTGTTTTCCGTTGCAGTTTCTTCATCTGCTCAGTTTGTTTCGGTTGCTTACTCAGAGTCACTTCAGTAAACGCCCTATCGAAAGCCACCTGTAGTCCTAACGGATGATCCTTTAGAACTTTACCGCTCATGGGGTCTTTCTCCATGTAGAGTATTTGGGTCATTCGTTTTATTACTGGATCGGTATAATTCCACTGCCCGTCAACGAGAGCGTTCTTATAAGAACCAGTAACATAACCGTAGGCTTGTTTTCTGATGTTTTCATGCTGTGCCAGAGTCTCTGATTCTTTCTGTTTGGAGAATAACTCCTGCTTGAAAGAATCCATCTGATCCTTTAAATCAAGCTTATTTAACTCAGCCTGATATAACGGAGCGTGTTCGGGATTCTGTTGCATGAGCGTAACTAACTGATCTCTGGTTAGCTCGTTTGACGCACTTTGCTTCGAAGTCTGCATCGTGTTCACAAGCTCATTCATTTTGTTCAGAAATTGATCTTCCTTCTCCTGAGACCTAAAGTTCATCATTTGCATTTCGTTCTCAAGCTTCTCGTTCTTACGCTGAAGCTCTGCTATGACATTCTTTGGTGGTCTGTCGGTAGGTATCTCAACTTCATCCCCACTTACGGTTTCTTTTACATCCTCCGATGCGGATGAGTCTTCCTGAGCTTGATCTTCTGCTGAATCGGATGAGTATTCAACATCGGTGAGTGTTCCACCATTTACATCCTCGTCCTCTGGTGATGAGTCCAGAATTACATCGTCTTGGTTCTTAACCATGTTTCCTCCTGTTTACGCAAGGGGATAGCGAAATTTATTTGACAGCAGTGGAATACCTTTTTCCACGCCATGAGAAAGTCTTATTCCCTTTCTTCCTCGCCTTCGCAAAAGCTGACTCAAACGGTATGTCGTCTGCGTAGCTCTTTGTCTGAAGTTTCCCTGCGTTCCATTCTTTTTCAGACATAAATATATGACCTTCTGATTCATCTACTATCGGATACTGATTCGTCCAGTGTTCCTTATCACTTATCCGATCAACTTTCTTTGAGTAATAGTGATCTGCCTTAACCTCTGGTATGTTGCCTTGCATCGCCATATAAGCGATCTGACGGGCTTTATTAGCAAACGGTCTCTCCTCATCGGTGAGTTCGTTGTTAAAAGCCTTGTAATACTCGTCAGAATTAACGCCTGAGAATTGGCTCTGCGAAGCGATCTCGCTCCAACCGTCACCATACCTCTCAGGGTTGTTATATCGGTTCTGCATGACCCCTGCTATCTTCATAGCATCTTTTGAGAAGTCTGCAAGTCCTTCTGATTTAAGGGCTTCTGAAAATAGTGTTGCTTGTAAATGTCTTAGTGTAGTGTCCGACATTATTCTCCATCCCAATATTTAGGAATTACCATGTCTTTGTTTTCACCTTCTACTATATCTTTCTCTATTTGTTCTTTAACAAGTGAGTAGTTCGCTATTAAGAGTGGTAACTGATGAACTGCTATAGCAAGGATTTTAAGTCTCTTGGCTTCTGGTGATTCGGGATCAAGATACAATAGCTGTGATAACAACTGATCCTGCCATCCTGCCATATCCTCTCTTAGAACTTTCCATCCTTCTGTGTGTGTTATTGCTTCTACTGCTGATGCGTTCGCTAACGCTTCCTCTCTTGACTCTGGGTTCTTCTCTACATTCTTCTTAGCCATGTTCCTCCTTATTCTTTGTTTCCAAACGCTTTCTGTATTTCACCCTCACCTTTTATTAGGGTATTCATCATGTCGCCCTGAGCATCGCTTTCCCTTTTTTTGATTTCAGAATCTCTCTCAGCGACTTCCAGTTTCTTCTCAGCCATACTACCTTGCATATCAGGTTGTATCCCCATCATCTGCTTAACCTGTGCCTGTTCCATTACTGACAAGTTATCATAGATAGTCTTGAGAACTTCCGTGTCTGGTTTAGGCTGTTGTGGTTGTGGTTGCTGAACGAACTGTTCTGGATTAGTCTCACCAAGAGCTTGATAGAATCTCTTACGAGCGTTAAATATATTCATAGGTGTAGCAGTCCCAGTCTGTAATGCTTGGTAAACATCCTGAAGTATCATCTGGGCTGTCTGCATTTTGACCTGTGGATTGGTGTTTCTATCGTTACCTCTGACTATCAGACGAAGACCCTGTAGTTCTTCTCTAGTCATCTTGATAGATTCCTGACCGTCCTGACCAAAGTAAGCTATTTCGGCTTTCTGGTCGCCATACTGGGAGTATAGATCAGCATACCACTGAAACAACTCGCTGAAAGCTTCTGTAGTAAGTTCAGCATCTAGGTTGAATACCATCTGTGAAGCTGATTGTTGTGCCTGAACTTCCTGTGCAGTTCTCGGTTGTCTCCTGTTCATCTGAGACTGTAGGGTATAATCGATCTGTCCTGTAAGCTCTGAGAGTTTACTTTCAAGTATCTGCTGTTCCCTATCCCATGAGAAATCTGCTTGTGGGTTTGAGTTATTAAGCGGTGTTATATCATCTTTATCCTGTCTCGGAATAGCCTGTGCGGGTATGAACTTGATCATTCGTGGGTTTACCGCACCTGCCTTAAATGTGAACATCGGAGCATTACGGATAGTAAGAGAATCCAGTTTCATGTTGTGAACTGTATCAATCTCTTTCACGATGTCTTCCATAATCTCTGATAGACCTCTATGTGCATACCATCGGTCTTCCCTCTGTTCGTATGCAAGTTTTATTGCAGGATACCTGCCACTATCGAAAGGAAGTGTGGTCTTTCGGAGAACTTTCTTGAAGTCTGGTGCTACAGTGATGATAGCTTTTTCTTCTACCCCGTCACCATTAACATCATGCCATCCGTATATCTCATATATCTTTACTAGGTGTGAGGGGTTGTTAATCCTATTGATACCCTCTCCCAAGTCCTTATAATCAATGTCTTTAACTTTCTGGACTTCACTTGCTACATACTCTTTTATCTGGTCTTTATCAGCAGTGCGTAGCCAGTCTATGTCAAGGACTGCGTTCTTATCCCATTCCTTGACCTCTACATTTCGTAACATTTCCTCATAAGGCATATACATTTCAAATGCTATCCATCTTGCGTTCTGAGGATCGGCTTTACTGTCTGAAGGAACATATACCTTATCAGCGTCATATACATCAAAGGAAGGATGGTTCTTTAATACATCTTTAAGAACGATATTAACTTCATCCGCTCCTGTGCGTAGCGTCTGTATAGCCTGTTGTATTGCTTGAATGTTGTCGTCCATGACATCATCAGACATATCAACTTCTAAATGCTGAACTGCTAACTGTAGAACGATGTCATCAGAAACTTCTGTGGAAAATAGAAGGTTTATGAAATCTTCTGGTAGTTCATCTATTTTTATAGTCTCTATCCTGTTAGTCTCCTCATACGCCCAGTAAGGTTTCATCACTACAAAACCCTGTTCTAGTTCTTGGTCTATAGCTCTGACTGCTCTGAGTTTAGCCCTATCTACATCCATGATAAGGTGATCTATAAACTTCTCTGCTCTTACCCCTATCTGCGGATCAACTGAAGGTGGTGTTATAGCCTGTACAACTGGTCTAACACCAAAAATTGTGTTTACTTTCTGTGCTTTAAGTTTTCGTAGGATACTCTCTACCGTAGGCATCTTTACATTTGCACAACCCGCAAAAGGAAAGGTTTTAACCTTTCTGATACGCATACGCATCTTCCACCATTTCTCACGGTTACTTTTCCAAGTATCTCTCGCTGTGTCAGCGTGGTCAACTTCATTTACCCAATGATCACAAAGTTCGTCTTTCTTTGGGAAGTATGGTACTTTCTTAGTTTTTTTAGCTGTCATATCCGCAAATTCCTCTGTTTAAAACGGGTTCTTCTTTACCTAGTGTCGGATCATCACCTTCTGTATCAAAATAAACTGGCATGATAATCTGTTCTGCATAACTCATCGCATCTATGATGTCGTCATGTTTTCCTCTAGGGAAAGTTGCTAATTGGTCTATCGCTAACTCTTGACTCTTGCGAAGGTAATACTTGCCTTGCTGAAATAGACCTTGCAAACTCGCTATGATTCTTGCACTTTTACCTTTCATCGAAAGGTTTGTCTGTAAACTTGATGTATTCTTTAACTCTACGAAATTGAAATAATGTCCCTTACTTGCACAAAACTCTATAAACTTGTTCCAGAAATCTATCTCTCTGCCTGAAGGCATCCCTACTGAAGTGATCTTGTTTTTGTACTTGAGTATAAGATTTAATGCTGACTGCATATAATCGTTCATAGGGAGTTTGGTAGCTGTGTAGTCTGCTAGGTATCGGTTGTTCTCCATATCCCTTGCGATTACTACACATACTTTATAGTCAGACTGGTTTCCTTCTGTATAAGCAGGATCAAGTGTGACTACCATAGAATATTTATCTGGAAGTTCCTCAAAATACCTGATGTCGTTAGGCTTAAAAGGAGCGTCTTCTTGTGATACTGGGATGTTCAAATACTCTGAGGAAAAAGCCCAACTGCCCTGAATCGCCTTACGCTCCTGAAGTTGCTTATGGTTAAATTGTTCTTTCCAGAGAACATGATCTTCGTCCTGCACTGCGTCTATGTATGCCTGATAAAACTTAGTTGTCCACCCTAACGGTTGATCCAGTATGTTCTGTAACATAGAATCATGGTGCAGTATCGTCCCTACAGCAACGATCTGTCCTTCTGGTAGTAAAGTTCCTATAACTGCTTTATTCAACCATTCCTTCAGTTTCTTCCGTTGATCTAAACTTTGGACACCTTCATCATTCTCTATATCGTCCAGTATAAATAAATCGGGTCGCCATCCTCTCGTCTGACCTCCCGCACCTAACGCCCTTACATTGATTATATCTCCCTTGAGACTTCTAATCTGTATATGGTTCTCTGACCACTTAGCGGTCTTATATCTCCACCCTATACCGTTAAATAACTTATTAGTATCTAACTCCATCTTGATCTTCCTCAAGAGATCAACAGATAACCCCTGTGACGCAGATACTATGATAATGTCTTTCCTGTGACCATACATCGCACACCATAACGGGAATATAACACTACAAGCTGTGCTTTTTGCATGACCTCTAGGGGCTACTATAAGATTAAAACCTTTAAGCTTCGAGATAAGCTTATAGAGTTCCCTGTGAAAATCAGGTGTATATTTAGATACTAGAGCCTTTGAAATAAACTCTTGAGCAAAGAATATTAAATCTTCTTCAGCCTTATGCAGTTTCTTCTTCAGTTCCAGTGCTTTCGAGGATAATTCCATAATTGTTAATGGTAGGTGTGGTTACGAAGTTAAAATCTATCGGTGAGTATTTGATCATGTTGCGGAGTATATGGATCAGTTTGTGCAGACAGTGATAATGGAAAGCGATCTCGCTACCTTCGATGTTAATAGTGAGTTCGGTAGTCTCTCTACCGCATACAGCACACTCACATAAATAACTGTTACCATCTAAACTTTCTGCGAACGCTTCTTTAAATCCTATCTTCTCTCCGTCTCTAGGAATACGCATTGGTCTTCTCCTAATCTGTTGGTCTTTCGCCAAGCTCTAACAATACTCTGTTGACCCAACTTATAACTCGAATATTAGCATCTTCATTTGGAATATACGACCATCTATCATCTTCTATAAACTTATATGTAGCACTATCAGACCATGAAGGTTCAAGGATCACAAATTCGTAATCTTTCCAGTATTCTATCCTTACATGACGCTTGGCTGTAGGCGTTGTACCAAATACGAGATCAAAAGACTTCCCGTTCTCTATCATCCTTTTAGCGATTAAAGCACATCGGTGTCTGCATACAGTGTTGCTTTTATCTTGTATGTATAACTCCCCCGCCATCCACTGCCATTCATCATATCTAGCAGACCCGTAAACTTGGATAGCTAACATAAGTGCAATTACAGTTATCAGGGTTAGTAATGTTTTCATTACATATCAGTCCAGTTTGTTCCTTGACAAATAGGACTTCCTCCTGTTATAATAGACCTATGAAAACATACACTTGCAAACAATGTGGTAAAGAATTTTCTCGTAGGTCTAAAGGTAATAGAGTTCATAAATATTGTTCTCATACCTGTTATGGTATTTCCAAGAAAGGTAAACCCACTTGGAATACTGGAACTAAGGGTATTATGAAAAACAACTCTGGTTCGTTTAAAAAAGGACATATTCCTTGGTGTAAGGGTAAGAAACTTAATAGACCTATACCAAAAGGATACACCATTACAACAACTGGTTATAAACACATCTTTCAACCTCACCATCATAGAGCTATGAAGAATGGTTATGTGCCTGAGCAAATTCTTGTAGCAGAGAAATCTCTTGGACGCTATCTCCTTAAGGCGGAAGTAATCCACCATATTAACGGAGACAAACTTGATAATCGCCCTGAAAATCTTTATCTGTTTCCTAGTAAATCTGCTCATATGCGTTTTCATAAAAATCCTAAATTCATTATTAGTAATATAATCTAACTTACATGTCGGTCCAATTGGTCCCCGAGGCGTCACAGTAAGCCATCTGTCCTGCTCCAGTACCACCGTTTAAACAGATGTCTCCTTCTACTCCAGTTAGGTTACCTTCAGCAGTTGTGCCGTCAGAAATCCAGATAGTAAGACCATCAAGCTCTATCATTTTTTTGAAGTTGGTAGATGTAACACCTGCTTGAGTTAGGTCTATTAGAGGTCTATCGTAGGCAGCGTTAGAGGAAGATATGTTCAATGCTGAAGTTACAACAGTATCATCTTGAGCAGTAGTCATAGATAACAAAGCCCCTTGTGAATTAGCATTAGCTTCTATTATATAGTGCATAGGTACAACGGCTACTGTATTTCTATATTCATACATACACCCACCAAGACCTTCAGTCTGTACAGCCAACCCATAATCATCTACATTAGTTGCACCACTAGCATCAACAGCACTAGTAATATACAAAGCTGCTGTATCAGTATTCTCACTATCTATCCTTACCGCTGCTTCTCCAGTAGCTCCAGTAGTTCCGTTAGCGTCTATCGTAAGTACTGAACTATCTGTCTGTGCAGAAGTCATAACTATATCATCATCCCCTGCGTTTACTACAAGTAGATTAGCTTCGTTGTCTCCCTCTATACGGAAGTCTACGTCTGCTCCACCTTCGTTCCAAACAGCTTCAGTAGACCTTATAACAAGGTTGCCGCCTGTTCCGTCATAACTCCCACTACCAGTAGAATCTAAAGTGAATAAGTCCCAATTGT